ATGTGCAATATATTACACATTATCACTAATCTTAAGTAACACTAGATAACCAATCAAATCGTTTACCACATCCTCATCATCTTTCTCCAAGCTTCCGTTCTTTATTCTCTTTAGCTTGTCATCGATGCGGATCAGTAGTCCTTCTTTTGCGGACAACTGACTAAATACTCCTAGAGGCTTTAATGCTGAGTTGCCATACTTACGATTCTTGTCAATAAGCATTTTATGAATCTGCTCAAGAACTTCTTCTACCTGAATTGCGAATGGAGGTGTCATGCGTATATATTTAAAAACTCAAATCATCATTTAACTAAAAAGGTCGTGAGCAACAGAGACAAAATTATAATTGATGTCTTCTTTAAGTACCTTTTCTTTATCATAGTATTGCTTAAACGAGATAAACCTATCTCCTTTTAGATATTGGCTAGTCCTAAACTTAGACCTTCCTTTCTTAATTAGTAAGCCATCTCCAAACAGAACATAGAACTCGTTTTCAGCAACTATTTCGTTAAACTCTAGGTACTCAATCCACCACTCACTAGGTTTGCGGTTTTCATCGAGTACCTTGGTCGCAGATAGGTATCCAAAGGGATTGAGTACTTGAGCTTCTTCCATGTTATTTAAAGAATCGTTTAATTACACTTTCTTTCTGTTCCTTGTGCAAATAAAGCTTTTGCCTTAATATTTCAATAAGTTCAATAGCTACATGGTTTTCTATTTCGGCTATATTTTCTAAATAGTCTATAACCAAGTTTCCTGTTTCTGAATCGACATAAAAGTCCAATTCTTCGTATTTATATTTAATCATTATCTGTAATTGTGGTATAAGTGTCTAGTTATCAGTTGTAGCTTGATAACATATCTAGGATTTTCTAGCAATTCTGTAAGCCTTGGCTCTACCATTCCGCTAAAGTGATTGAAGAATATCTCTCCTGCCTCTGGATGGTCTTCCATGTCTAGGTCAACCTTAATTCCGTTTCTTTGACAGAATACGCAGGATCGTACCGCTCTTTTAATCTGTTCGGTTGAGTATTTCATCAATTTTATAGTTTAAGTATGTGACGAAGATAGCTAGTACCAATGCAAACATCCCAAGAGACTTAGATATCAAATATAGGCAGGTCATAAAACCCCACGCTACATTTATAAATTTAAGTAACTGCAAAAGATTCTTTTTCATTTGGGTGTAAATTTAATAGGATGTGATATTTCATTTCCATTAAAGTCTAATAGTTTGCCGTTCATTTCAAAGTGTACTTCCATGTGTTTATTCTTATAGTTCTGAATCAGCAGCTTTATTTTCTCTTGAACATCTTCAATGGAGAGAAACTCTCCATATCCGATGTCTTGCCACTCTGTGAATTCGTTGAACTTATTGATAAACCTACGCTTCAGAACAAAATCAGAAGGGGAGACTGCTTTCTTTCTCGGCATACTGAGGTTTAGATTGATGTGCTTGCTTTTTCTCTACCACCATTGCTGGTTTACCATCAGACCAAAATACTTTTCCTGATCCTGTCCAGAACTTCTGCTTTTTAGCCTCTCTGTCCTCTTTTGTCTGAGATACATAGGACTGAACATTCTGTCCGTAATCGTTCGCCTCATCGTTCATAGAGATGGTCAATGAGACTCCTTTAAGACCCTTTGCTTTAACTGTGTTAAGTAGCGTTTCTAGTGTTTCCTGCTTGAGGAAGATTTCTGATAAATTTGCCATTTTTTTAATTGTTTTTGGTTTGTCTTGTAATATTAACTTATTGATTTATTGGATTCAAGAAAATTCTGATATTTTTCATAGAAGTCATCAAAGTTTTTAACTATCCAGTACTGACCTCCAGACTTTTCTATTGCCTCTTGGTAGACTTTCTGATGCTCTGACTGCCTGTCTCTGCCTATCTTTACCTCTATCTTTACCGACCTGCCTAGGATTGTAGCTGAAATATCCGCTGATCCTTTGGTTGCCGTTGACTTGCCCCAGGTCATTGAGCCGATGGTCTTGGTTCTGCCTACCACATCGGTGACTTGCTTTCGGTTGTCGATTGGTCTACCCATAGTGTTGATTCGCTCTGCTTGGTATCCACTAAGCTCTAGGAACTCCTTGACGCACTTGGTTAGTCCATTCGCTGTCTTATCCTCGTATTTAGGTGCTGAAATAGCATACTTGGGAACATTGGGATAAGATTCTAGCATAGACTCTTGCTTTAGTTGTTTAAGAATGTCAAGTGGTTTCATATAGATAGTTGCTTATCAAGTTGATTATACTGCTCGATTGCCTTAAATATCTGATACACTACTTGTGGAACTATTGCGTTTCCTCCTGCTTTGATTGACTCGTTTCTCCATTTAGGAAAGGTAATAGAGTCCAATCTGTCGGAAAGCCCATCATCTCCATTACAAATTGGGGAGACAGTTGGGAAGGCTTCCCATTCTCTTGAGCCACTAGATGATTTAGTTCGCTTCTTCTTGATGGTTCGTCTAAAGGTCTCTCCTTCTCTGTTCCCGTATTCCAACATCTCGCTGTTGGAGTTGGAAGCATTTGATTGTTTATCAACTGAGGAAGACTCAGTTGTAAATTTATCCCCTTCTGTGCCCAAAGTTCCTTTCTTGCTTGATACTTCCCTGGTGTCTGTGCATCCTTGTAATCCCTGGTTCTTGGAGTTGGAATCATTTTGTTTGTCCATCCCGAGTTGTGTTCCAAATGCCTCAGAGAATAATTCTTCTCCTGAACTGTGCTCACAAAATCTGAGGCTTGAGGGGTCGGAAACATCCCCGAATAAAGAACTTGACTCAGTAGGCAGTTGTACTTGTTGTTCGGATGAGGTGCCTGATTCAATCCATCCTCCGTTCTCTTCTTTTGTCTCGTTTGATATTCTTCTGGAGTTTCTGCTATCTGCACAAGATTTGGAGTAAGCAATAAACCAAATTCTGTCCCTTCTGTGTGGAGCGTTGACGGCACAAGCTGGAAGTAGAAACGGTGTGACTTCGTAGCCTTGAGCTTCCAACTCAGACTGCACCTCATCGAATACCAACCCTCCATTCCAATTAGTAAGCCCACGAACGTTTTCGCCCACAACCCAGGTCGGTTGAATCTCTCGTATTGCTCTAAGCATCTCCGGCCAGAGGTGTCTCTCATCCTCCTTGCCGAGTCGCTTTCCTGCGGATGAATAGGGTTGACATGGGAATCCACCTGTAATGATGTCAATTCCTCCTCTGTGAATAGTGAAATCTGTCTTTGTGATGTCATTGTAAGTTATAGAATTAGGCCAATAATAATTAAGTACTTTCTGTCCAAATGCATTCCATTCGCAATGAAAAACATTTTCCCATCCCATCCATTCCGAGGCTAAATCAAAGCCTCCTATACCGCTAAATAGTGATCCGTGTCTCATATTAAAATGGCAAATCAAAAGCCTCTAAATGCAATACAGGAGTCTTGTAATCTGTTCCAAACCTGGACATATATTCAAATGCAAGAACCCTATTTGCTTCTCTCATCTTTAGCCAAATCCCTTGGGTGTATGTCTTATCATAGTCTCCAGGTTTCTGCTCCATAAACTTATCCCAAAATACTTCAAATGGAATTTCTGATACTTCGTCTAGTGCTTCAATCATTTCTTTAAGTGTTTATAAATCGTGGTTCTACTAACATTTAATAACTCTGCTAACTCAGATCGGTTAAAATCTGGGATCGTCTTATGAATCATGTCAATTTTCTTTTCTATGGACTCATTTTTCATAGACCGAATAATTTCACTAAGCTCATTGGACTCCAAGCTACTGACTTTAATCTTCTTAGACATAGCAATAAAGTAGTTGCTTAACTTCTCTGCCTTAAGCAAGGATTCCTTGGTAACAAAGTCAAAGTCCTTTCCAGTCTCGAATGAAGTCAATGTATTAATCAACAGAGCAAATCTAGGGACATAAGCCTTCTGCTTACTCAACATCGACTTTACATATTCCGATATATCATCAGAGTTCTGCAAGTCTGTAATGTTATTAAATATCCGCTCCCACTCAATATCTGCTAGGCTATCGAATCGAATAATTCGACTCTCAATCTCTCCAAACTTATTGTACTGCAAGACTTGGTTTCTCACTAGGTTATAGAACTGACTAATGTAAGCCTCATACCAATCCAATATTTCTTGGTCAATCGAGTTCTTATTGTAATGCTCAATCTCCTTATCAGGGTAGCTTACAAGCAATCGGTCTAAGAATCCATTGTCTTTGTTTTCCATTGTGGATATCTGAGAGAATATACCAGGCTGAATGCCACCAAGCACAGGAATTAATGGACTTGCTACAAAGCTACTCTTAGCAGTCTTCCTTGTCAGAATCGCTGCTTGGTTCGACCAGCATGAGAGCCAAAACTCAAGATCAGAACCAGGCTTGTACTTGTTCATGTCCTTAATCCATCCGTTCAGCTCATCCTTAAATACCGCAATGCCTACTTGGTTTTCCTCATGCAAATCCGCTAAGGCTTCAACAGTAATATCATTTACTATCAACTGCTTTCTCACAGGTTCCTTGACTTCCTCCACATCCTTCTTCTCCTTAGCAGTCAATCGCTCGTACTCCTTATACTTCTTGTATTCATTCTGAAAGTGCTTAATCTCAAAACTATTCTTCTTAGCAATCGGGAAAATAATGGCATTTATACTAGGTGTCTTGCCTAGTCCTGCCTTACCTATCAAGCCAATCCAAATGTTGCAAGACTCTCTCCATCCTGTTTTTACCTCCACCTTGCAAGCATTACCAATGCAGAGGGACAAAAGCCAAAGTAAGCTACATCCCATGTAGTCAATAGAATGATTAAGTGTTTTCTGATTTAACAGAATATAACTCTGTATTGAGTCTGGAAACACATCAATCGGAAATATTAAGTCTTCCTTGGGAATCTCAATCTTCTCAATCTCTACCTTTCGAATCTTTCGCTCTCCATAGCCTTCCTTGTAGAGTTCTTTTGCAGCAGCGGAGTAGTCTCCATTGAAGTACTTGTAAGCGTAGATACTAAATGGAGTTAAAGGGCTCTCGTGAGGGTAAATCGTGGCCGTGGTGAAGAGATAACAGAGCCCAGTATCCTTGTAGATAAATCCGTGCAAGGCATCCTTAGAATTAGTTTTTCTTATCACTATTCGGTCGGTCAGGTGCTTTACTGCCGTGAACTCATTTGCAATCAAGTCCAAGACTCTGTTTCTCTGATTATAATCTTCCCAAGGGGTCAATCCGCTATACTCTGTATTTTCCACCTTGACTTCCACCTTGGCTTCATCGTAGTGGAAGTATCGGCATAGACTGAACAGAATGTCTCTTTCCTCCTCTGTAATCTCCTGGATTTGCTCATAAGACATCTCCGATACTTGGTTGTCATAGATATAGATATAACCTCCTGTTCCCCTAGTTTCAA